AGCTGTTTCAATTTCTTTGGCTATTGCAGCATCATTTGATACTACGCCTACGTCATCTTTTGCCTCAACCTCTGCGGGTGCTTCTTCTGTTGGTGTAGCGACTTTTATTTTGCCGACCAATCCATCTTCCGTTACGATTAAAGTCGTTCCGTCTTCCAATGGGTATTCACCAACTGGCACTGGAACTTTAGTTCCGTCTTCTGCTGTTATCCAGCAGGATATTCCAGCTTCCAAAACTTCACCATCGTATTCAACTATCAACGACCCATCTGCCAAAGGAATATATCCGAGATTTACCTTAGCTTCTTTTGTCGGGGTGAACGCTAATAATATCTTTTCAAGTAAAGAATTAGTTTTCTTTTGTTCGCTCATTTCTATTTCTGATTTTAAATTAATTTCCTCTAAACTTAACATTGCATCAATACTGAATCCTTGTATTTTTCCAGTCTTTACATAACCGTTCCAAATGTCATCATTATCAACTTTCATAACTGCCATCCAACTACCTTTAGGATATGAAAAACCAAAGTTTGCTGACTTGTCAATTTTCGGATTTTCAATTATCCAGCTTTCTGTAAATGTAACCCCCTCAATTCTTTGTTTTTCGTCGTGTTCAATTGTTGAATTACTATGAGAATTATTTTTAAAAAATCCGTAGCTTAATTCCTTAATAGTTTCTTCATTAAAAACGATATTAAACTCCTTTCCGTTTTGGTTTCTGTAAATCGGTTTATTAGGCTCTAAAACTAAACCCATCAAAATACGCTGCTCTTTGTCAACTTCTTTTAATTGAATTTCGGTATGCTTATTTAACGCAATTACTAAACCCTCCATAGCAGGATTTTCAACTAAAGAAATTCCGTAAACTCCTTTGTTTAAAATTGGATTATATTTTGCCTCGTATGTTTTCATATCTTTTCTTAACTATATAACTAATTAAACTTAATCTTGTTACAAAAATGCACTAAAGGCTTGCCCCTACAATTATTTTCCTATCCATTTCTTGACCTGTTGAAACATCGCTGCTGACAACATAAGCCTTTATCGGTTGTTGTCCTCTTTGCAATCCTTGCGCTATTTGATTGCTTCCTGTACCCTGCACTAAATTAAAACTTGGAGCACTTGGTGCCGAACCTCCTCCACTTCCACCGCCTGCACTAAATTGAGTAGGGTTTTTGCTTTCACTTAAAATATCTTTTATTGCTTTCCCTGCGCCAACTGCTGACAATGCCATTCCTGTTAATACTTGTGCTGTATTAATAGTTACAAATGGTTGCCCTCCTGTTAATGGTGAAGCTGCTATTGCTTTTGCGTTTGCAACCGTCATAGCTGATAAACTTTTTGAACCGCTTGCAACCTGTTCTCTTATAATTTCAGCAATTTGAATAGCTTTAGAAACCGCCCCGCCTTTTTTAGCAATTGCCAATAATAAACCAGTTGTATTTTCTCTAATACCAACTCGCATATTTTGCAAAGTTTCTTCATAGGCTTTTTCTGCGGCTGCCTTTTCTTCATTTTCTTTGTCAGTTTTTATTTTAGCTTCGGCATCAAGTTTATCATTTTCAGATTTTCTTAATGACGCATAATAATCCATCATTTTTACTTTTTCATCCTCTGTCGCTTCTAACAATTTCAACTCCGCTAATGCCCTTTGCTCCTGTCGTGCTATTTTTTGCAAGTTGGTAACATCGTCTAAATCCTGTAATTTTAAAATATAACTTTGTTCAATTCGCAATAAAGCCGCTTTTCTGTCCTCTTCTTTTTTGTTTGAATCTTCAATTTCTTTTTGCTTTTCTGCCTTCTCTTTTTCTAAAATACGTCTTTTGTCTTCCTGTATTTTTTTTGCCCTTTCATTAGCTTTTGCTAAACGTTCTTTTTCTTGGTTTTCCTGCTCCTCAACTATTTGCCTTTGTGCTTTACTCGCTTTATCTCTTTGCGCCGCTAATTTGGATTCTACACCAATTAAATTAGCCATTGTTTGCTCAATCTGAATTTCTAAATCTCGCCTTTTTTCATAGTTATTTTCAAGCCTTAATTCTGTTTTTAAACGTATTAATTCAGCATCGTTTAAATCCTTTTCATTTTTTATTAATTTTTCAGAAAGTAAATCTAATTTTTTTTGCGCTTCTAATCTTTCTGCAAAAGTTTTGGTAGTATCTCTTACTATCCTGCCCTGACTTTCAATTTCAGCGTTTAAATTTGCATTCTCAACAATGAATTTTTTATTAAGTTCGTATAGTTTTGTTTGTGCTTCAAATAAATCATTTGTTGCGTTAACGCTTTCAACCATAGCGTCTTTTACGCCACCGAAAAAACCTTTAAAATCTAAACTTAATAATTTGTGAGCGTTTGAAACAATAGCGGAGATAGTGTCTGCAAATAAATTGGTAATTGTTGTTACTATTTTCACTCCAGCCTCAAAGTTTTTAAAGTACTCGATTAATGAGCCAATAACAACAACAAGCAGTCCTAATCCAGTTGCTATAATTGCGCTTTTTAGACTTACGAAACCACCGCGCACGCTTCCGATAGTTTTCCCTAATCCTTGAAATTTAGAAATAGATCCACCAGTTGCCCCATCAATAACGCTTGTAAAAGACTTCATTCCATCCTCTGACTTCTTAATATCTTTGTCTGTATTTTTAATTTCAGAGTTAAGATTTTTAATATTATCAGTTACTTGGTCAAGCCCTTTATCTTTGACATTAATTACTATTTCCTTCTCGAATGCCATATCCGTTTTATTTTATTAATTCCAGTTTGTAAATTATCTACATACTCATTTTTACCTTTTGCAATTTCAGTAAATTCACCAGCACCGTAAAAAGTATGTGATTTTAAAAGTGTTATTATGTCAGCTATTATCGTGCCTTGTGTATTCTGCATATTCTAAATTGTTTGTTATAAATTGAGGTGTCCCCATCTATTGAAGTGATATATATAAGTCCTCCATTCGCTGCAAATGCCGCACTCACATAATGAGAGAATGACATATTTACACCCAGTTCTAAATTGGCTGTTTTTGAACATACATAACTTTGATCAAATCTGATTCCTATTGTTGGTATATCGACATAAACCTTAAACACTCCCGAAGCGATTGTATTTTTTGTTAGGAACATTAAATCTACTGTGATAAAATCCCCCTCATTTTTAGGCGTTAATTTAGTTGTTGCTACATCAAAAAATTCAGTAACTCCCATAGGTTTTTGAATATTAATTTTAGTCACTCCATCATTTGTAAGCAATGCCGTCACCCCTGCATTTACAACTTGGGGGCTTCCTACGGTATGTGTAGTGTCTTCATAACTTATCCATCCTGTTTGTGCGTAAAGCTCATCAAAGTTATCGTTTATCTTACCGCCCGCAACCCTTAAAGAATCCCCTGTATTATCGTTTGCCGTTGTTCCTATGTTTACTATTTGCTTAGCCATTGTCGAAAGTTATTAAAGTTGAATCCATTGTTAAATTTGTAATGTCGAAAGTGATTAACCCACCATCTTGATTTATATAAAATAATATCTCTTGAAGCGTTTCATTTTTTACCACTTTTACAAAAATATCCCTATTATATCCATCTGTATTTCCCGTTGCCATAAATACTAAATTGCCGTCGTCTGTAACTGTTAGCCACCCTATGCCATACCCACTATCAATTTTTGTAACTGTATAATCTGATAAATTAGTAACATAAGCGGAATAGCTTTGCGCTTCTTTGGTCAAATAAATACTATCGGTTTGGGTTGAGAATGAATTTAAAGTAAAATCAAACGCATTTACTAAATTAAATTCGGTTTTCCCTGTGATTATGTCCGTAGTAAACTTGTCAATCCGATAATAATTGTCTTTTATCTGCAAAATATCATTCAATTTCAGCTTAGAAAGTATAGCTAAAGGCAATATTTTTGCTATAAATGTGAAATTCCTTCGCTTAATATTGAAAATATTATTGATATATTGTTGGTGATAATTGGTATATAGATTGTTGCTTAACTTTTCGCCGTTCCACGTGCTATATTCTTCACTAAAAAGGAAAGCATATTCGCTGTTTGTGTCGGTCATCGAGTGAAAAGAAGTGTTTATATTGCCAGTTAATGAAACTTTCACCCCCGTATCCTGTATAAATCCAACGTGATTATCATTAATTGGCTGTAAAATGTTATAAAAGATATGCGTTTTTGGGTTTACTGCTTCTAATTTGTCATCAATTATAGCCCCATAGCTTATATTTGTAATTTCGCCGCTCGTTAAATCTGGCAAACGTTCATAAACAACCTGCTCAAATGGCAATTCAATGGTCGAACTTTCCCCGTCCAATACAACCCCATTATCGTCTTTCAATATTGCCAACTCATCCCCATACGCTTGCCCTGTATTCTCTTTGAATTGTTTGTTTAATATCGTTTGCGGGTCTTGAAATTTATATGATATGGTATTTAAAATGTTTCCGCGCTCAACATCATATGTTTCAAAATCAATGTAAGAAGTAATGTCAAAAAGACTTCCCTCAGCATAATAATCTTTTAATGTATTAACGTAAATTGTACCGTCCATTTGTGGAATCACTACCAATTTGAAAGCCTGAAATAGTCCTTTCAAAAAAGCCAATGTTTCTATTTTAGGAACGTTTTGTGATATGTCAGCTGTAGAGCTTATAGATTGTGGCGTTGATGTGGTCGTATAGTTAGCAGTTTGCCATCCTTTTTTTTGTTGGTATAAAGCTGTTGAAAATGATATTTCGGTTGCTGACCTAACTTCAAATCTTAGGTTATAAATAATTCCGGATGGAACTCCATTATGCGTAAACCTTTGATATCCTGTTGTGGCGGTCAATGAGCCAAAAAGATTAATCAATGTCAACTCCTGCTCAAATAAAACTTCGTCGTTATCGTTATTGATAAATAATACAGTTATCTTTTTTCCCGCATTGCTTATATCCGGAACATAAACATTTAAGGCAATGTCCCAATAAATTTGATCGTTTGATGCTGATGTATTAAAGGTCGGAAATGTTCCCACATCGGTAACAAAATTTACATTGTCAGAATCACCACCATTAAAATCTACTCTCAATTGCCCACCTCCTACGGATTCATCTTTTGAATTATTAAGCCATAAGAATAAGTTTTGAAATTCAGCACGTCCGAAAAAATGCCTCGAAAATGTCAGGCTATAATCTGTTTCAATCGCTTCAATAATTTTAATCAATTTCAATGATGGGCTTAAATCATCCCACTCAATGCCATTGCTTGCCGTTCCGTTGTATGCTATGTTTGAAAGGCTATCGGTTTGGGTTGTATCGCCTGTATCTGAATTGTAATAATATTGTTTTTTTGCCAATAATGTATATACAACATTACCGTCTGATAACGATGTTGTCAATCCTAATTTCACATTATCGGAATTGTAATCGTGGTCAAACTCTGACAAGTCTAATTTTGATAATTCATCCTTTCCTAAAGCATCCGAAATAGAAACTAAATTTCCATAAAAATTAATCGTATAACTTGTAGGCTTGCCCTGTTTTACATTTACTTTTTGAAGTAATAATTTACCTATGCGAAAAACAATGCCGTCAATCTCAATACGCCCGTCAACTTTTATGCGCGCATCAAATGTATTATCAATGTTTGCATCGTAGTAATGTTTAAACGTTTTATTATTTGCCTCGCTTGCAGGAACGGTAAACGCTCTGGAATAGTCAGTAGTGTTTTTTGTAATATCTTGAATATCCAAAACAGATGAAGTAATAGATATGCTTTCATCTTTTTGTAATTCTATTTGATTTTCGCCTATATAGATTTTTACTATCATATCGTATTAATCTCATTGTAAGAATATGCAAATTCAAATTCATAGTTTATCAATCTATCATTTGCTCTGCTTTTATATTCTAAACTATTTTTTGTAATGTTTACCGGTATAAAATTTGCACCCTCTTTTAAATAAACTTTTTGTGATAATATCAATTGCTTAAAACTTTCATTCATTGTTTCATCCACAAAACCTGAATTGCATTTAAACGATGTGCGCCCTTGTATATTAAAATCTGAATATTGGTGATAGCCATTTATAGGCTGCCCTCTGTCGCTTTCGTATGTTTCTTTGGTAACGCTTAAACTGTCGGTTCGTGCTTTAAAAAATGTGATAATTTGTTGAGACCCCTCTTTATTCAAAAAGAAAATATCTAACGGCGTATATCTGCATTCGTCTTGAATTGTCAGTTCTATTTCTATGCCGTTAATATCCACTACAATAAACTCATCCGTTGTTGCATCTGCAATATTGATATTTATCAGTTTAATAATGTCCTCGCTATTTGTAGTAACACCCTCATCAACTGAAAAATTAATCTGATTATCTGGATATGAAATGACTGTTATCATACTTCATTTAATTTAATTGGTATTGTGAATATTGCGCCTCGATTAACTTTGTAGTCAGCTATTGGAATTAAGATATTATTGGAAGGCGTTTGTGCATTTTCGCCCTCGTTGCCATAGCCATATCCTTTTAACACTAAATCCACGCTTCCCAATTGTGGAACATCCAAATCTAAAGGATCGGTAGTTGTATAAATAACTTCGCTTTTGTACCATTTTTGATTGTTACTTGAAATTAAACTTGTCGTTGGGGCTGTTGTAGGGAAAAAGTCTATATAATCATTAAGCAAACGTGCAATATTTATTTTGTCATTTCCCAAACTTGAAGCTATATTATTCTTTGAGATAACGTAAATAGGCGTTGCATGCACGTCAGCTTTTAATCCTGACCAAATATATAAGTTTATCTTATAACTCGTGCATACAACACCTGTAAGCGGACTTACAAACGGTATTGTTAGATAATAACTTGACAATGATTTTATCATTTTAATATAACTTTTAATTGTTGTTCAACTTCTAAAGAATATGCCGCATAAACATCTTCTGGCACTCTTTTAAAAGCTTGCTCAAACGGTTTTGTAAAAAAGTTGGTTGTTGCAAGTCCTTTATTCCAAATGCTTCTAATGATTAAAAAACTTGTCGATTCATAACTCATAAATGTACCTGTCTTTTTATTTCTAAATTGAAACCGTTTTCGCTTAACCCATCCTTTTATACCGTCTGTCAATCCTCCACTTCTACCAGTTCCGCTTCCAAACTTAAACGGACTGTTTGGTGCTTTTGCTGAACTTGTTTTCCCTTTAACCCCTTTATCCACAAACTGCCAATAATCCTCCGCGCTTCCAAATGAAAATGTTAACGATGTGCTGTTTTTTTTCTCTTCAATTTTATACTGAATGCCATTGTATAACGTACTTGTATCCTTATGCCTTTTTTTTGAAAGGTTGCTTTTGGCTTGTTGCTTTACATACTTACCAAATTTATCTAATACATCAACTACTGACATAAATTAATCGTTGTGTTTGGTACTTCAACATCAAATGACAATATAACCCCATCCAATAATTTAGCACGCTCAAAATAACCCAATTCAAACGATGGGTTTTCGCTTGCTGTAATATTATTGTCCTCAAAATCTCGATACATTTTTGTCCATAATCTGTTTAAAACTGCAATACATAAATTATGGTTGTCAACCTCGTTATCATTTCCCCAAAATAGGTCTGTGTTTATTTCTTTATTTATATCTCGAACATCAAAAACACCAATTTGAATATTGAAATTAATCGTTTGACCGTTTGTAAATGATCCTGTAATTATGCGAACATTAAGCAAAGGGAAAATTATTTCTTTTTTCAGTTCAATATCGTTAAAATCTACCTTTGTAATGGTATTTACAAACCCATCCACCTTTGCAAGTTGTCTGACATATCCGTATAATTGCGTTAATTGATTCATAATTGGATTGTATTGCTGTTATTTTTTGCGATGCTGTATTTTAATTTCATACTGTCAATCCTATGGGCTAAAAATAGGTGCATTTTATGTACGTTCATTTCTTCTATAATATCCATTTTCCATATTTTGCCCTTTGCTAATTCAGCGATTGTACCATACCATCCCCACTTTTCAAAGTATTCAATAGCGATTTTTCCTTCGCTTGTTCCACCTCCATAAATCTCTGGGTATAATTCGTTAATTCGTTCGCTAAATTCCAAAAAAAAACAAGTGCGCCATTTACAATTGATAAAGGCATTTGCTTCATTATGTTTGCGTATTGCTCCGTTCCCTGATATTCGATTATTGAATAATTATTAAAGCTATCTTTCTTTTTAATTGGTCTAAATAAGATAGCCATAAGGTTGTGTAAAGTATCCACGCCTGCATCATATTTTTTCATATCCACATATTCGCCTGTTGTAATCTTGTCAAGGTTTGGCACAAAACCAAACTCCACATCCTTAATTTTAAATGTTGGCACAAACTCCGCTGATTGATTCAACGCTTTATCAATCTGAACTAATATTTCTGCATAGTCAGAATATCTAACGTTGGCAATGTCTTTGCGATTTAACCCTGTGAAAATTTCAATCTTACGTTTTTCAAATTCAAACTCCGTTAAATCGGTTCTATTTTCTAATAGCATATACCTTTGGTATTGTCCCAAAGTAATATCGCTTATATTTTCTGGTAAAATAATTCTCATATCTATATAACTAAAAAAAGTTGTTTTTGTTACTACCTAATTTCAAACTGACTTTGTCCAGTAAGTTGGTATGATATATTATAGCGTGCGCCGTCGATAATATGATTCCACGCATCCACAAACAATTTACTTCCTTTATCCGCATAAACATAATTGTTTAATTCTTTGGCTAAATTTTCCCCCTCAACTATCAATTCATAATCTTGCATTATGGCAATACCCGCGCTTATACTTCCAGGACCTTTAATTGCGGGTATGATAATTGAACCCTCTTTTGACAATTCAGTAATTAAACGAGGCTCGGCACTATCGGCAACAATCATTTTTCCGCTTGCAATAGTTTTGTTGATATGCGCTATTTGTGATGTCGTCAATCCTGCTTTATACAAATGTTCTTTTAAATAGATTTTCTTTTGCTTTCTGTCAATGGCAACTTCGACCAATGTCGTAGGATCAATTGAGAAACCGTAATCCTGACCGAATGAAGTTTGTAAATTATCAGGGTTGAACGCTCCAAATTTCCAGTTAGTAAAAACAACGCCCTCAGCTTTATCTAACCACCCGCCTAAAATAACGTGTTTATATTTTGTTGGATTGTTGGCTTTGATTGTTTCTATTTCATTGATGTAACTATCCGATAGGTTTTCGATGTTATCAAGGTAAGTGGTATGAATGTATGTGTTGTTTCCTTTAACGCCGTTAAAACCCTCTGTAACGCACTCTGATTCAAAAAAACGTTTGTAAATCCAATGTTCTTTTGTTGCTGGGTTAAGAATTAAAATAATTCTGTTTTGGATTCCCTTTTGCCTTATTGATAAATTGATTTTATCAAATGTTTTTTCGTCTGTCAGCTCTTCAGCTTCATCTAAAATCCACGTTGTAACACCTTGTAATGATTTTAGGTTTGCCGTTTGGTCTCCGCTCGATGTTTTTAAACCTTTAAATATTATTTCAGACTTACTTATGTTATGTACTATCTCTGATTTATTGATATTGAATAAATGGTTCGCCTCGATTAAATCTATTTTCTCTTGGAACTCTGGAATAATAGACAAATGCGCTGAGGTCATTGTCTGTCTTGTAAATAAGATTTTATGATTTTTATTAAAAGATAACATTGTCGCAAATGTTCCAACCTCAAATGATTTTCCTGAACCGCGCCCCCCTGTTACAATGAAGTATCTTGTATCATTTGTCAGTAATCCATCGTATTTATGATTCCTTTCAATTCCCAATCATTTATTATTTTATGAAGTCTTTTAAATCGTAGTCGTTTATATTAAGAGTTGTATTGCTTTCAATTATTTGTTTAGGCATACCGTAGCGATATTGTAACCACGTTTTAATAGCGTTTGTGTCGCCATCTTTAACTCTATCGGATAGTGCTTTCCAAATATTTTCAGGCACGCTTATAGCATCCATTGTGTCAATCAAAGATATTAAGTCATCTTTTTTTAAACGCCCTGAATTTGGTCTTGCACCTCCATTATTTTTTCTTTTGTCCATAATTGAAATAAATTGAAATCCAATTATTTATAATCTGGATCGTATGGACTTGATATCCAACTTTTACCATAATTTTCATAAGTATTATAAACTTTATCTAATTTATCAATCATATCAATTAACGGTTTAGGGCTACAACTTGCACAAGGCTTCCATACGGTACGATTAAAAATATCTGCATATAATACACAAACGTAATCAACTTGTTGGGCTGTGAGCCTTATAGTGCGTTCCTTTTGAAACGCTGCCCATTCTTTGTATTGTTTTTCTGTGAAGCAATTTGCTTTTACGCGGTAAGGAAATAGATTGTTTAGCTGTTCTTTTCTTTTATCGCAACCGCAATCTTTGCCGTCCATCCAAATTTCCACCAGTTTTTTAATGCCGGTTGCTTTAGTGATCGTTTCTATTGTATCACCTAATCCTTTTGCTTTTCTTTTTTTTGCCATTGATTAATCTACTATAAGTTTTACAATAGCTAAATCTTCACTATCGTTTGCGTACTTTGTTGCTTTTTCTTTAGTGCTAAACATACCATAAACTCGCATATTATTTTTATCTTGCACCATCCAAACTGTTTTTATTTTATTTTTTTCCATTTATTTTTTTCTTCTTTCATTACACGATGTATATAACCGTAATTTGTGTTTAATTCTTTTGCCATTTTTCTTAGCGACATATCGAATGACATTTCTAAATACCCGCGAGCGACCCAATATACACTGTCTATTATTTCTTGTTGCTCGTCATCAATTTCAAAAGTATTATTTTTGTCTTCTAAATATTTTAATGTTTCAACACTTATTTTTTTCTTTTCCTGTTTCAGATAATCAAAGAAAATGTTTCGCATTACTATAATAACGTAAAAATCATTAATTTGTTTTTTGTTGTTGGATAATTTTAGGTACATTTCCTGCACAATGTCATCGGCTAACATTTTATCCTTGCAAATTTTAAAGGCAATTTCTCTCCATTTGGAATCTTTCTTTGCAAGTATTTTTAACAATTATTATAATTTTGTATCAAATATATTAAAAATTTGTTAGAAAATCATTTTTATACGTTTTATATTTCGGTATGGTTTCCAAATTATCTTTTATTTTAGATTTAATTAAGAACGTTTTTGGACCTAACCAAATACCAATAGAGCTACCACAAACTTTTAATTTTATTTCTT